CAGTTTGCTACGCCGTGATGAGGGCTGTTGGCCTCGGGGAATCCCCGAGGCCATCTGACGTGTCACCACCATGTCCAGGTGGGAAACACGTCTCCTTTCTACATCCACATCTTGAGGAGATTTCTCTCCACAGCGGACCGGACAGATAAAAGGTTTGTCTGCTTCGGTAAGCAGTCCGTGTTCATCCCAGCATCCCAGCTGGGGGTCAAGTGATCACGGATTTTGTAAGTGACAATGTTCGCCCGAACATTGAGCTTACTGTCACGTATATAGCCACGCAGGTACGAAGCAATAACTCCAGAGGCGTTAGCAACACGCAGTCTCACGACTGTGTCGCCTCTTCTTGGAGGACTCGCCACGTACCACTCACCAATTCTCTTTGTCATCCCCTCGGGGCGTAGACATCGATAATGATAGAGTTTATAGCCAGGCACATCTCGACAGAACCGATAACCAATTCCCTCTGTCCCCGCTTTAGGGGTTCGGGCTTTAGGCTTACGGTTCATGAGATGCAAAGGGATTTTAAGCCCGGCGTCATGCGCCTCATGCATAGGGACATAAAGGATTTTCTTCATCCCCCCCATGAGATAGTCAACTGAACGCGGTAAACTGATCCCAGTACGGGCAGTCCACTCGTTCAAAAGATTGACGGCTATATAAATCTCCTGTGGTTTTTCAAACGCGGTTAAATGAACCGGTCTGACATTTAGACCATTGTAATAGTCGCAGCCACAGGATTCGCGGAACGGACCGAGTAGAGAAGTTTTGCGGTTGTTCACTGTATGCCCGAGTAACCTTAAGAGTCGAAGCAGCATTGGAGCTGCGTCTTTAACGACGATGATATCATCGCCGAAGACTCCGAAGTTCCCGGGTTTAGCAGTATGTCGTTCAGTACTCCCTGTGTTTCGCAACATTGGGATTCCCAATACGTCATACACCGCAGACACCACACACAGAAACAATGCTGTCTCATAGGGGAAGGTAAAACCGTTACCCATAGATGAAAGCATATGTAGTGGTACCAACTCACCATCAGGAAGTTTAACGTTGGGCGTGCGATATAGATCGAGCCAATTATGGAATGACTTGGGAGTAAACCTCCTAGTCATCGCGAGGGCATTGCTGTCACTCGCACTCACTAAATCTACTGTCACAAACCCGTCGTACAACGACCCAAGACGAGCCAACTCTCTGTTATATTGAGGTTGCTCACTAAGGGAGATGTTAAACACGGTTTTTAGTCGCGTCGTAATTATCTCACCAATGCCGAGTTGCCCGTGGGCGTTCCCAGCTGGCTCCTTGCAAGCACACCGATCGATCTCGTTGTTCTTCGTGACGAAAAACAATTCGTTGAAGTCAAACAGCGTGTATGGATCATTCCCACCGCCTAATATTCGGCTTAATTCAGCCTCTAGGCGCAGGGTATTCTCACAACACCACCCCGTGTACGCAACGTACAACGTTTCAGATGTAAAGCCCAGAACAGAGTCATAGGACTTGCTATAGTGGTCGGCTAAACTAGAGGGTAACCCCGTGTTCGCACCAGGACCAAATCTGGAATCATCCAAGATCTGGCCGAAAGTTTGAATTAAGGGGTCTCCATAGTCAACCGTAAAAAACATCCGCATCTTTTCAGCGAATGTACCCAACAACAGCTCGTCCAAAAGCGACTCCGGCTTATACTCCCACCTCCTGCATTTTTCATTAGCAGAGAGGAATTTGTCCTGCGCACGATCAGCGGAATACTCGGAGACGTTATCTGTATATTTCTTTAACAGTTCAGTCTCAAGATAGTAAGCAGCGTACTCGCGTGCAGTGGAGTCTGGGTGCATGCCCCTCAGGGGACATTGCACATCCAAATCCGTTCTGACCAAGGATAAAAGAGCATCGGAAGACAAACGTTCCATCAGTTTCACCTTTAAAAGCTAGTTCGTAAAAGGACTTGTGGTCCTACTCTACTTCGTCTTTAGATACCATTAGTTTCCGCCCCCTACGGTTTAAATACCGCATAAGGGCTTGAACGTGTATCTGGAAAAGAAGTTTGATAACAGTAGATATCACTGCATCAGACCGGAGACAGCCATGTCTCCCAAAGAAGCAGAAAGCTGTGTCAACGCTCCAATATGAAGCGCTAAAGCAGCACGAACTTGCTCGGCATCAACATCTGCACCTGCGGGGATCTCGAGACGGGTACGTACCATTGAAGTTTCCTTCTTGGTATTTCCAATATCGACACCTTTCCGCGTTAAAACGGTGTAGGTATTCACCGGTACTTTCCGGTAGATGCCACTGCTATCGGGGTTCCCAAGATTACGGATAACCTTGGGCCGAGTCACAGTAAGCGTGAAGGGGTTGGACGCAGAATGAACAGACACGCCGGTTTGGGTTCCACCCAATTCGATAACGGCATACTGTACTGCGTTCACGTCAGGCGCCTTGTCTTCCACAACCGTATAGGTTGCACTGGTAAAACCAGTCTGGGCGGCTCCCGTAACGGGAGAAGAAATTTCATTTATGGACATAACAGTGTTTCCACCATGTAAGGGGTTTAAAGGAAGCTCAGATGGATCTGAACTTATAAGGCTTCCAACTCTTGAGCCACGCGAGTGAGGCAACATTTGCCCATCTTGTGTCTAATCCGGGTATCTGGAACGTAAGCTCTGGGACGAATGTCCCTGTATAGGGCCCACGTGTCCACCGGAGATACTTTGAGTGGAAGGTGTGCGGAGTGAAACTATCCACTCTTGCTCCCCACGATTCAAAGCCAGGACTAGGTTCGACCTGACAATTAGCATGGTAAACACGCCCCCTGTGACGAACAGTCTTGTTCGTCCAACGAAGGCCGGAGCGCCAGTACGATAGTGCGTTGATAACATCGCCAACATTGACGAAGTAGTCAAGTAGCCAGGTCCAAGGTGTCAAATCATAAATTGCCATAGGAATTTCTTCCAGAGTTAGGCCAAAAGCCGTCATCTCATCTGGCATGGACACCGGGGACCCTTCATACCACCCTCTATAAATTACAGTCCGATCAACTTGCTCAACTTCAGAAACTGAGGTTTTGTAAACTCCGCAGCTATACTTCCGATGAGCTGTGCTGACCGATGTACTATTGCCTTTTGCTCTCAGATAAGTCCCCTTGAATTGACCTTGGTCATTCAGGAGACTCTGGGCGGCCACCAGGTAGTTGCGAATATCATTCGCAGCTGGTTGCCATCCGAAAGAGAACTCAAGCCAGGAGGATGTGATTGCAGTAAGTGCTACATTCAGCTTACCACGTCCGGGCATACCTTTCTTAAAATGTTGAAAGTAGGTACGGTTTTTCCATTCGCGGATCGCTTCCTGCAAACTCATTGCAGCGCCATTTGCCATACGGAGATTCTCGCCGAACTCGCCCAGTGCCACTAGGGACTGGAATCGAGTTTTAGCATTTATAAGATCCCGCAGGAATGCTCGCTTCGCACGGTTATCAGCATCGACGTCAACACTACCCGAAGAGGGTGTATTAGCGTAACGAAGGTACACGGGACAAAGACAACCATCAATTTGATCGCCAGTAATATTCAGACCACCGGATTTACTACAATCGATGCCGCCAAGGATTTTCCCTGGCTTATAAGCAATCGACTTGAGCTCCCCGGAGGCGAACGTTGTGGCATCATCATGGTTTTTAAGCCGCATCTTCCAATCATCGTGACCAGCACCATAGTTCACAGACCCTCCTTGTAGGATGGACTGTTTTGCATAGGTGTAATCGTTTTTGTCGCCACCCAAACAAGGGTTGTTCGACGTACCGACGGTCATAATGACTTTCATAGGAAGTGTGGTTGTCTTAGTGTACGCTTCTGTCACGTAAGTAGCCTCATTCAAGGATGGATGAGTAGACACTGATGTGTCAAACGGGGGAGG